CCCGAGGTCGGTGCATCTACTGATACTTGGGGAACAAAGATAAATACTGACTTAGATACAGTTGATGCAATTTTTGCATCAGGCGGAACTGCTGTATCAATGGGTGCAGTAACTTTTGGTGGAGTGGTTTCTATAACAGATGGATCTGCATCAGCTCCAGCACTTACTAATACAGGCGATACTAACTGTGGTTTATATTTTAGCGCAGCAGATACACTAGCATTTACAGCAGGCGGAACTGGTCAAGTAACTTTTGCAGACGGAGTCATCGCACCCATTACAACCAACGATGTTGACCTGGGTACAGCTTCATTAGAATTTAAAAATGCTTACTTTGACGGAACTGTAACCTCAGATGCTTTTGCAGGGCCATTAACAGGAAATGTTACAGGTAACTGTTCAGGATCTTCAGGTTCTACCACAGGAAATGCAGCTACAGCCACAGCACTTGCAACCGCAAGAACTATTGGTGGCGTAAGTTTTGATGGAACAGCAAACATTACACCAACAACTTTTGCAACAGCATCTTTTTCAGGTGTAGTTACAGCAGCAACTTCAGCAAAAATAACTCAAGTTGCAATTACTTCAAGCTCTAATGCAGTTGCATGGGATTCAGCAGCAGCAGCCAATGCTTATCATGTAACCACAGAAAATACGACTTTCTCAGCACCATCAAATGCTGTAGAAGGTGCAATTATTTCTGTAGAGATAGCACAAGGCGGTACAGCAAGAACAATCGGTTGGAACACAGTCTTTGAATTTGCAGCAAGCACAGCTCCTACAGTGACTGCTACAGCTAACAAGACTGACATCTTTAGTTTTAGATACAACGGCTCAGTCTGGCAAGAAATTGGTAGAGTTCAAAACCTAGCACAAACATAATATGGAAGTTCTACAAAGAACAGCTAATCGTGGAAGCATATCTACTGGGTATGATATTGATAACTCTTTGAAGCTAGAGTCTGATAACTCTGAAAGAGTTAATAAAGCTGCTGCAACTATTTCAGGAGCAGGAAATCGTAGAACTTTTACAATTAGTTTTTGGACCAAAAGAACTGAAATAAATGGAGTAAAACAATACTTATTTGAGGCAGGAAACTCAGACGCAGACAATGATAGGTTCACATTAAGATTTGGTACAGGAGATACTTTTGATATACAAAGTCAAAGCACATGGCTTATAACAAACAGAAAGTTTAGAGATACATCTGCTTGGTATCATTTTGTAATTAAAGTAGATACAACAGATGGAACAGCAGCAGATAGAATGAAGTTATATGTAAATGGTGTTGAGGAAACTTCTTTTAGTACAGATAACAGGTCAAGCATAAACCAAAACCATGATTTTGCTGTTAATAATACAGAAGACCATATTATAGGTAATTCTCAAATTGAAGGAAGTGCATATTACAATGGGTATATTACAGAGTGGATACAATTAGATGGTACTGCTGCAGCTCCTACAAGCTTTGGTGAGTTTGATGAAGATAATGGTATTTGGAAACCTAAAGACCCAAGTGCATTAAGTTTTGGAACTAATGGTTTTTGGTTAGATTTTGAAGACTCTTCTAATTTAGGCAATGATAAAAGTGGTGGAACTGATTTTACTTTAACTAACATCACAGCAGCCGACCAAGCAACTGACACACCTACTAATAATTTTGCGACTTTTAATGTTCAACACCCAAGAGCTACTAATACAACTATCGCTGAAGGCGGTACAGAGATGTATGTCAATTCTAATTATCAAACAGCAGTATCATCTATAGCAGTATCAAAAGGTAAATGGTACGCAGAGTTTATTGCAGGTGGTGGCAATGCTATGGTGGGTTTTGTTGATGTAACTGAATGGACAATTCCTCAATTACATAATGGATATTGGCTAGGTTACGATGGTACTGGAAATACACTGTCAGTTGGTATGAAAGGCTCAGACGGAGTTATATACAACGAAAGTAACTCAGCTACTGGTGCTACCTTTGGTAATGCAGATGTTATTTCAGTTGCATTAGACATGGATAATAGAAAAGCATATTTTGCGGTTAATGGAACTTGGGTTAACTCAGGCAATCCAGCAACCGCAGCAAACCCAATTTTATGGTATACACAAAGAGCCGATGGAACACCTTGGACTGATGTTATTACCATGGGCATAACAGGAAACAGTAATACATACCCTAGATGCAATTTTGGTGGTTACTCAAGTGTAGTGCCTTCAAGTCCTCAAAGTGATTCTTCAGGCTACGGAACTTTTGAATACGCACCCCCATCAGGCTTCTACGCCTTGTGTTCACGCAATCTTTCGGAGCTAGGATAATGGCTTATACAAATATAGACGACCCATCTGCACATTTTCAGATTAAATTATGGACTGGTAATGCAAGTTCAAATGAAATTACCTTTGATGGTAATAGTGATTTACAAGCAGATTGGATTTGGCATAAAGAACCAAATGACTCAAATGGTTGGCATCAAACTGATACCAGTATAGGAATTGCTAATTATCTTGCTTCTGAAAGTACTGCTGCGGAGTATGGGGTTGGTAGTGCTTATGTATCTGCAATAGGTAGCAATTCAATTACCTATGGCAGTGGTGATAGCTCTTTTAATTCTAATTCAGTAGCACAGGCTACATGGGCGTGGAAAGCCAATGGTGGTACGACAGCTTCTAACTCAGATGGTTCTGTAACTTCTACAACACAGGTTAATAGCGATGCTGGTTTTAGCATTGTTACATTTGAATCAGCTTCTTCAGGTAACTTTTCAGTAGGTCATGGACTAGGCGTACAACCTGCAATGATTATTACAAAAAATAGAGAAGGAACAAGTCAATGGTATACATGGCATCAACATTTAACAGGTGGAACGAGTAACACTAGCTATCTTCTTTCCTTAAATAGAACTGACGCAGAAGCAAGTTACGCTAACGCTTGGGGTGCAGGAGTTACATCTTCAGTCTTTGGTATGCAGTCAGGTAATACAGCTACAGCAAGTAATGATTATATAGCCTACTGCTTCTCAGAGGTGCAGGGCTACAGCAAGTTTGGCAAGTATGTCGGTAATGGAAATGCAAATGGTACGTTTGTTTATACAGGCTTCAAACCTGCGGTAGTGATACTTAAAAATTATGCTAATGCAGGTTATAACTGGTGGATAATGGATAGCAAAAGAAACTCATACAATCCAATGATTAAATATCTTTTTCCAAACACAACTAATGCAGAAGAAACATTATCATCGTTGCCTATGGATTTTGTTTCTAATGGTTTTAAATTTAGAACAAATAACACAGGTATAAATGGCAATGGACATAGTTATATATTTGCAGCATTTGCAGAAAATCCATTCGTAACATCAACAGGCATACCAACAACAGCAAGATAGGAGTATAATTTTAATATGTGGGCATTAGTAGAAAACAACGAAGTAAGTAAGGTTTACACCAGACCTAAAGCAATAACCATTGGGGATGTATCTTATCCGCAAAATATTTTTATGCTTTGGTCTAGCGATGAACTTGAAGCAATAGGAATTTATGAAGTGGTTGTAGATAACGACAACTTTAAAAATCCTGCTTATTACATCAACACCAATCAATCTTTTGATTGGAATGATTCTGAGGTGGTTGCATCTTATGGTGAGGCAACGCCTAAAGAATTAGACGATACAACTGATCCTGATACTGGTGATGTAACTCATGGTCTTAAATGGAATCACGATCAAGTGATTATCAATCAAGCCTATGGTTTATTACAGCCCAATGATTGGTATGTGGTCAGAGAAACTGAAGCTGGTACAGCTATTCCTGCTGATTGGACTACTTTTAGATCAGGTGTAAGAAGCACAGCAGCAGATATGCAAAGCAAAATTGATGCTTGTACTACAGTGGATGAGTTAGCAGCCTTGTATGTTTACAATGATGCTAAACCACCTGTTCGACCATTAGGTGATTGGCCAACTCCACCCGAGGAGTAAAACATGGCGTTACTACCCGTAACTCCACCACCAGGAATCGTAACCAACGGAACTGATTACTCAAACAAAGGACGTTGGGTAGACAGCGATCTTATTCGTTTCCAAAATGGTTCACTTAAACCTATCGGTGGTTGGGAAAAACTTAAAGACACGGCTCTTACTGGCACTCCAACAGGAATGTATGCCTATAAAACAAATGCAGGCAAAAGAGTTTTAGCTGTTGGTACAAGACAAAAGATTTATGTTTTATTTGATGATACTTGGTATGACATTACACCATCAGGTTTTGTAACCGATCAATCAGAGGAAGCGTTAGGATTTGGTGCATATCAATATGGCAAAGAAGATTACGGAGATGCAAGAAGTCAATCAGGTTTATTTTTTGATTCAGAGTCTTGGTCTTTTGATAACTTTGGCGAACACTTACTCTTTTGCTGTGCAAGTGATGGCAAGATTTATAAATGGCGACCAGACTCAGGTTCAGGCTCACCCGATGCAACAGGTATTGTTCTAACTAATGCTCCAATTAATTGTGCTGGTGTATTGGTTAGTAATGAACGACACGTTATCGCATTAGGAGCTGGAGGCGATCCAAGAAAGATTGCATGGTCATCAAGAGAAACTACTACAACATGGACAGCAGCATCTACTAATACTGCTGGTGATTTACAAATACCAACAGGCGGTAAAATCCTAAGTGGTATTAAATGGCAAACAGACATCGTGATCTTTACCGATACAGGTATTGCTAGAGTCTATTACGCTGGATCACCTTTTATTTATGGTATTCAAGATGCTGGAACGAACTGTCGTGTAACAGGCCCAAGAACAGTTGTCTCGGCTGGTAACTTCTTGGCATGGATGGGTGAAAACGCTTTCTTTATTTACGATGGTAATGTTAGAGAAATACCATGCGAAACCCATGACTTTGTATATGACAACTTACAATATAACTTCCGCAGGGTTTCATGTGGTGGACAT